ACTATACTCATTTTGCTTGGTCACGGGGGTTTGGTGGGTTGTGTGTGTTCGTAAGTCTTTGTTTTATATATATAATATATTATTTATTATTATTATTATGTGTCTTGTGTCCATGTGTCCACTATGTGCGCAGAGTGATAACTGCGGGGTTTTTACACTTGCGAGGTGGAACGAGGTCAAACCAAGTTTTCCAAATCTACCCCCCGCACCCTATTCGAAAAGAGTGGGAACAGGGAACATTTCAATATAATCAATGACTTAGGTGGGAACAAATACGGGAACATAGTCAAACAAAGTGGGAACATTATCAACGGGGTTGGACTTGGTTAGGTCGGGGCTTACATGGTGGACGCAGTTGGACTTAGTTGGACGAAGTGACGCAGAAGAGGACGCAGTTGGACAAAATTGGACTTGGTTTTGACTTGGTGGACTTAGCGACCCCACCCGTACCCGACCCCCCCAAATTTAGTTGGGACTCCGTGGACTCTGTTTACACTTGAATTCGCACAAATAGTAGGCAAAAAGTTCAAAATCTATAGGAAACACCCCCCGTCATCAAAATAAAGGGCATTGTAAAAAAATTTTTATAAAAAAATCCTGAAATATCAGGGAGTTAGGGTAAAAGCGTTTTCACTCAGAACCACAAAGTACTAACAATGAATGAAAACAGCTAAATTGCCTTGGGATCGAAGTTGTAGAGCTCGGAGTAAACGTCTTTAATCTTAAGAAACTTCTCGCCGTGCTGATCAAAGTCATCGTCGCCCTTATAATAGAGGTGTAAATGTATCATTTCATGAAGCAATGTCTGAAAAATGGTTATAAAGTGACCACAAGACCCAGAACTTATTTCAATAGCCATGTCCACTTCGTCAAAACATCCATAAATGCCAGGGTTCTTAATGACACGAAAGGTAACTTTGTTAGATTTAGGCATCTTTAATTTATTAAAAGGGGGTAGTTGACAAGCCATGTTATATAGTATCTCAAGGTTTTTCTTAGTCAACGTAGTTTTCAAAAGGTAAACTCCTTGTAGATCATAATTCGATTAGGTTCTATTCTAACTGGGCTTTTACTAGGTTGTTCTTTGGGTAGTCTTGGTTCAAACAAAGCAGGGTTATAAAATTCAGTAGACTTAGATTGAGGGAAGTACACCTTAACAGCTTTGAACCTATCTATGATATCCATAGTCCAACAACCTTCGTGATTAGCTTGACCCAGTTTAATAACGTAAGCTGCATAAGGATAACCCTTCAAACCCATTTTTGTATACTCACAAGGCTCTCTTGTCAATACAACTTCACCCGATGGGGTCTTTACAAAGAATTCTTTTATCTCGTCAGCACGAGCATCTTCAATAGGCCACATAGCAACCCACCAAAGTAGAATCCCTGCAATACCGATTGTAAATAAATCTTTCATATGACTATTATACTAAAGACTTGCAAAAATCTTTGAAACACTATATATTACAGGAATAGCTGCAAATAATTTCTAGGGTGTAATCAGCGACACATGTCAAATGAAATATCAAAACAATCAGACGTTAATGAGGACGAGCATTTCCATGCGGTTCTTATTCCAACTATAGAGAACGACGTCCCAATCCCTAAGAATGCAAAAGAAGCTCTACCTGAAATGACCATTAATGAAGAACTTAATGTTAGAGCAGAAACTATAAAAGCAGTAGCAGATATAAAAGGCGAAGACATAAAGCCCACGTACTCTAATATAAAAGACGCAGAAGACCTAGCAAAAGAAATGATGAAGAACCCTCTACTTAAACCTGAGTTTGATAAGTATCCAAATGAAACGATGGCGTTCTTAGCCGGCTTAGTGGGACAGACTCAATGTATGTTAACAGAGCAGTTGGCGGATTTTAAGTTATATGTACTCAATAGACTTGTTGAGATTGTAGAACAGTCTGGTAACGCAAAAGAAAAAATAGCAGCGCTAAGATCTATAGGTGAGATTGATGGTGTCGATGCGTTTAAGAAGAAGACAGAAGTTACACATAAAGTTGAGTCAATGGAAGAAGTTGAAAAAGAATTATTAAGTATGTTGTCAGAGCTAAAGCAAAAAGGGTTAGTAAAAGAAAAAGAAGTTATTGATGCAGAAGTTGTAAAAGATGAGTGAAGAAAAGATAACCCCAGAAGCTATAGCAACCATAGAAGCAAACTTTTCTGAGTTAACTGATGCACAAAAAGTAAAAGCACTTAATGCATTACGTATATATAAGAAACATGCAGTACAAGAACATGGGGCAGAACATTTTTTAGACTTTATACAGCATGTGTACCCCGGCTACATTATAGGAGAGCATCATAGGAAACTTGCGAAAATATTTGAAGACATTGCTAACGGAAAGAAAAAAAGAGTTATTGTCAACATTGCGCCTCGCCACGGTAAATCGGAACTTATCTCCTATCTTGCGCCAGCATGGTTCCTTGGTAAATTTCCTCACAAGAAAATTATTATGGCGTCTCACACAGCTGATCTGGCGGTTAACTTTGGTCGTCGTGTGCGTAACTTGGTGGGCAGTGACGCGTATAAAGATATTTTTCCGAAAGTAGAGTTACAAGCTGATAGCAAATCCGCATCTCGTTGGGGAACTAATTTTAATGGGGAGTACTTTGCCATCGGTGTGGGGGGCGCTCTTGCTGGTCGCGGCGCTGATCTTTTTATCATCGATGATCCTCATTCAGAACAGGATGCGAAGACAGGACGTTCGGATATTTTTCTACCTGCTTGGGAGTGGTTTCAGTCTGGTCCTATTCAGCGTCTTATGCCAGGTGGTGCTATTATTGTAGTGATGACTCGGTGGAGTAAACTGGATTTAACAGGACAAATTGTTAACCAGATGGTAAAGCAAGAAGGCGTAGATGAATGGGAACTAGTTGAGTTTCCCGCAATCATTGAAAATAAAGACGGAGAAGAAGCATCGCTTTGGCCTGAGTTTTGGCCACTTGAAGAATTACAGGCAAAGAAAGCCGCACTAGATATTAGATATTGGAACGCCCAGTATTTACAAAATCCAGTATCAGAAGAAGGTGCACTGATTAAAAGAGAGTGGTGGAAAATATGGGAAGGCGAGGATCCTCCGCATTGCGAGTTTACTATTATGTCGTTAGACGCGGCACAAGAAGCAAACACAAGAGCTGACTATAATGCGCTGACTACGTGGGGTGTATTCTTTAATGAAGAAACAAACAACTATAACATCATACTACTTAATTCAATCAAGAAACGTATGGAGTTCCCTGAGTTAAAAGAGATGGTGCTAGAAGAATACAAAGATTGGGAACCGGATGCGTTCATTGTAGAAAAGAAATCTAACGGCGCTGCACTCTATCAAGAGATGAGAAGAACAGGCGTACCGCTTGGTGAATTTACACCAGGTAAAGGACAAGATAAAATTTCTAGAGTTAATGCAGTATCTGACTTATTTAGAAGTGGTGTAGTCTGGGCACCTGATAGACGTTGGGCTCATGAAGTTATCGAAGAATGTAATGACTTCCCAGCAGGAGCTAATGATGACTTAGTGGACTCGACAACCATGGCGTTGATGCGGTTCAGACAAGGTGGGTTTATTAGATTACCTAATGATGAACCTGAAGAGATACAAGGATTTAGAAGTTCTAGGAATAGGTTGTACTCAGTGTAATGTTTGTTTATAAGATTAAAAGGTTGTTTCTTGGAAGAAGACGCTATGTAAAGACAAGGGTGTCAGATAAAAACAAAAGAAGAGACCAACGAATTAAAAGATTAAGAAGAGTTTGGTTTTGGCATGAAGATAAATGGAATCAACGACATGATAAAAGTAACGGATAACTTAATAGACAAAGAACTACTTAAAAAAGCTAACGTTTGGCTTGGTCAAGCTAGGTGGAGTTTTGGTTGGCCGTCTAATACAGATGTACCTTATGGACATTGGAACGTAGATATAAGTAGAACCCCTAAAGAAAATACAACTGATATTAAAGAAAAGTTGCCACAAGAGTTTAAAGATATATGGGCGTTGGTGAATAAAGAAGTATTTCAAGATCAGGCTACATTAGTGCGATGTTATGCTAATCGACACACGTTTGGAACTGAAGGATACATACACACCGATACTACAAGGGATGAGGATCATACAATTGTAATCTATATGAATGAAATATGGGATGCTAATTGGGGCGGAGAAACATCTTTCTATAATGCTGATTTAACGGAAATAGTTGATTCAATCCTACCTCGGTATGGTAGAATGACGGTATTCCCAGGAAATATAAATCACTCAGCAAGAGCAGTGTCAAGAATATGTCCTGAGGTACGAACTACGTTGATGTTTAAAGCTGCGATAGATCCTAAAAGTGTTTATCCTGCAGAAGTTTTATTAGATGAGTTTTTAACCAAAGTAGGAGCTCATACAAAACCTCATAAAATTGGAACATTAAAAGACCATTTAATGCGCTCGTTTCAGATTATTAGATCTATGGGTGGAAACGATATATTAGCTTTAGCTGGTGGAATGCACTCAATATATAGCACAAATGCATATAAAAACAACGTGTTAGAGTGGGATAATACAGTAGTAAAAGAAACATTTGGACCTGAAGTAGATAGAATAATCAGGCTATTTGCAAAAATAGATAGACCCAAAGTACTAGAAACACCGGACGGTACTTTAAATGAAACAGATTTGTTTTTACTACGTTGCATTGAATGTGCAAATTTATATGATCAGAACGAATTAGATGGGGCTACTTACCCTAATTTGTATGAGTTTACTAAGCAATTTGGAAATAAAGGATAATTTATGGCAGACAATATTGATAAAGGTTTATACCAAGCTCCACTAGGTATGGATAAAGAACCAACCATGGCAGACGCAGCGCTTGCTATTGAAATTGAAAATCCAGACTCAGTTACATTAGACGATGGTAGCATGGAGATTACGCTTGAGCCAGGTAAAGAACATGATGATGAATTTAATGCCAACTTAGCCGAAGATCTTGATGAAGGCACGCTAACAGAATTAGCTGGTGATTTAATAGGTGATTTCCAAACAGATATAGATTCAAGAAAAGACTGGCTCAACACTTATGTTGAAGGTCTAGAATTATTAGGTCTTAAAGTAGAAGACCGAACCGAACCGTGGCCCGGTGCTTGTAATGTATACCATCCCTTAATGACTGAAGCCCTTGTGAAATTCCAAGCGGAAACTATGATGGAAACATTCCCCGCAGCTGGCCCAGTAAAAACAGTAATCGTAGGCAAACAAACAATAGAAAAAGAACAGGCAGCTGAACGTGTTCGTGATGATATGAACTATCAGTTGACTGAGAAAATGCCTGAGTATAGACCTGAACATGAACGCATGTTATGGGGACTAGGACTTGCTGGTAACGCGTTTAAAAAAGTTTACTACGATCCATCATTAAATCGTCAAGTATCTATGTATGTTACTGCAGAAGATATTGTAGTTCCATACGGTGCGTCTAACTTAGAAACATGTGAGCGTATAACTCATGTAATGCGTAAGACAAAAAATGAATTAAGAAAACTCATGGTAGCTGGATTTTATCGTGATGTTG